ATATTGGAACAATTGACTTGCCTAAATTATCGCTGTAATAATCGTCCTTATCAATGATTCCAGAGTCCTGCAAATTTGTCCATATGAATTGACGAAGATCGTACATTGCATCAAAATTCCATTTTGTCATTATAGTGCTCCTCCAAATGATGATGTCAAAGCTGCATCTGCCTGAAGTCTAATTGAGTTTGGGGAAAATGAATACTGAACTCTTTTAATTTCTGATGGAACCTTTAATGCCTTTGATAATGATTGATTAAATAAGTTTTGAAATCCCGATTTTTTAATTGAAAGGCTTACAAGATTTGAAGAAAACCATCTACTGTAATTTAGAGAGAATTGATTTTTTACACCGCTTCCGCCTGGCCTCTGAACGGTCACTGAAGCTCCTTTTGGCATAAAGACTACATTTCCATCAATCTCAAATACTATGCGCTCAGCGGCCCTTGGTGCAATTTTAACAGGCATTCCTGCTTCCATTACAGAAGCCTTGTTTTTAAATACGTGCCTATGCTTGCCTCTTTGAGTTGGAACAAAAGACTTTGATGGCATTAATTCATAATTTAATTTAAATGAAAGACCATCTTGTGATACTTTATTTAATTTAAATAGTCTTCCAGATGGGTCTCCTACTTTTTTCCATTCATAAACATGGTGTAATGATCTTGATGAAGTTCTTGATTTGGCGTCAATATATTCTCCAAAATCTTTATTAATTTGATCAAAAATTGTTTTAGTAAATTTATTTTGAAATGATTTGTTATTTGTCATTTTAGCTATTACGATTTCTTGATAATAAATAAAAGCAGAAATTTGTGCAACATTGCTATCTTTAATTGGACCTGGTCTAGCGCCAACCATGAGTCTTTCAAGTCCGCTTGCTGCTTGAATTAATGCTGTACTAGATTCCAATTGTCTGGTTCTCCGATCTCTTTAGAGTCGAGTTAAATCCTAGGGTTCCGCCGAATGGGTCAGTGATAGGTGTTACGCCAACAACTTCAAAAACAGTTGGAGTTTCTTGAGGATAATCAATTTCACTCCAAATTACATTTCCAGAGCTATCTCTAATGTTTGTTATTTTTTGCCTTACATTAAGCTTTTCTATAGTTCTAATTTGTATGGTTTGGTCATTTATATATTTTGCCCCAAAAACCTGTTTATCCCCAGACCTGGCTGTTGCTGAATTGCTTACTATTCCTTTTGCATGACATGGAATTGTTTTAGAAAACATCCATTCCTTTTTAATTGCTCCAGTATTGGCATCTTGTGTTTCGGATTGCACATATAAATCCAGATCCATTGATAATATTGAATCAATTAGATCGATCATTTTACACCACAACCATTTGAGTCAGCACGTATGGATCTAGTAGCTGATCTACATATTTATTTCCAGTCCCCTTGTATGCCGTTGTATCGTATTCAAAATTCCAGTCAAAAGTCTGTATTCGTTTTACATACTTATTATTCCATGCTCTATCTTTTGCAAAATAATCTTTCATTAGCTCTATGCATGCTAGTTCAATGTCGTCTGGAACATAGTCCCATCCAAATTTACCTTGAATTTTATATTCATATCCATTAATAAATGATCCTGCTGTAACATCATTAACTGAAGGCGGTACCATTCCGTTTGTAGTGTATACAATACTATCTAATGCGGCTGATCTGTTTACTCTAAGACCGTATCCGCTTTCTGTAATTTCAACAACTCTACCCCAATTATTAACTTCATTAATATTGTCTAGAAGTAGGCTTCCATTTGCATATATTTCATGTAAATCATTTATTTTGTATGGTAGTGGCAAAGTGTCTGAGCCTCCGCCATAAATAACATGTGCATCATCATAAAGATAAAAATTTTGTCCAGTGTAAGCTTCTATTGTTTTTCTTGCATATCTTTCTGCATTTGTTAATTCTTTAATACTCTTATATCCAGGGTCATAAGGTTCTGTACTTACTCCCAATATTTCTGCTGCCTGTGTTAAATCAGTATATGGAGTTACAATAAAAACTTTGTGTTCCTTTGTAATCGTTTGACCATCCATATCATATTGCCAAACTAGCTTTAAAGATCTTTGTCTCTGTATGTAAGATACTGGCAAATGACAGTGATAGGTTCCAACATCAACTTCTGACAATTCTGAAGACAGTGTTGTGAGAAGTTGCGTCGGAAGTATTGCAGGGTATATGGCTGGATCTTCAGTCACGTCATAGACTTTAACTATTGGTGCTGCATCTGGTTGTGCTGGTTCTCCACGATACATTACTCGTAAAGAAAGTGGTGAACTGTCTCCACCAATTAATATTTCAGACATTTTTTATGTTTACGTTTAGTGGTAGTACTCCTGTACTTCCTTCGGAGTTGCTAAACGAAAACCCTCCTCTTTATCAAAAATTTCTTGTGCTTTCTTTTTATTTACAGCAGCAAATGGATGTTCTTTTGTAAACGTAATACCCATTATATCGTATCTAAAATTATCCCTAGTCATCCTAACTAGTACGCTGTCTTCTGGCTGTTCAGCATTTGGATCAAACTTTGCAATTACTTCATCTGACTGATCTTCAGATTCTTCTGGCAAGTTTAATGTTTTAGCATAAATTGACCATGTGACGCCTTCTTCTGCTAGGGCTGCGATTATATCTTTTTTGCTTTTTAGGCTTTCTGTGCTTACGGCAAAGTCTTCCGCAATTTTATGTAGTTCTGATACCTTTAATGTCTCAAATGACATATTTACTCCTTAGTCTAAGTAAATTAATTATAGCATTAGTAAATTAAAATGAAAAGCCCCTAAAATTAATTAGGGGCCTTTCTTGAGATTTTATCCTAAATTAGGAAGCAACCTTTACGTTCTTAACAACAACCCAAGCGTCTGCCTGCTCGATTTGAACGCCAACACGAGTATACATTGTGTACTCAATTGAGTCCTTACGTGGCCAGAAGAAGCGGTATAGTGTTACATCACGCTTAATACCAATAACAACGTTATTTGGGAATGTTAGGTGGACGTCTCCGTGGTCACCTGATGCTCCTGAATAATCGCCGTCTTCAGCTTCCTTTAGAAGTGGAACTTCTACAATTGGAATACCGAATGCGAATGGTGCTACGAATCCAGCTGGACCGCCAAGACCTGGCTGATCACCACGGATAATGCTTGAAGCAATATCTTGTGGGTTTACGTTCTGGATGTTTTGTGATGTTGAATACAAGTAATCTTGAATCAAGTTTGATCCTGCTAGGAAGCGGAGATCTTGACGACGTTGCTTGTACTTACGTGGAAGTGCCTTAAGTGCTGAGTTGAATACTGCACGTGAGATATTAGCTCCCGCTGCGTCAACTACGTGACCTGATGCCTTTGCCTTCTTTACAACACCATCAAATGACTTGTATAGTGCATCTGATGAAAGTGCTGTATTACCATTGAGAACTACGTCTTCAATGTCGTTACCTGCTTGTGTTGCCATCAAGCGGGCGATGTGATCTTCTAGATCTGGACCTTCAATGTTATCTTCTAGAGATTCTGTTGAAAGCTCCCAGTCCAAGCGAAGCTTCTTTGTTGTAAGAGAGATCTTTGAGAAGTCTACCTTAGCATTTGATGATGTATCGTCGCCTTCGGTTGCAAGCTTCATAAGCTTCTCACCAACGCCAATACGATCGATTTCTGTTGTGTCTGCCTTCATACGGACAGTACGTGCTACCTTACCAATAACTGTTGCATCGAACATATAGTCCAAGAAACGTGCTGACTGCTCAGGATTGAGAAGTCCACCTTTACCCTCGGAACCTACGTGGATACCAGTGGTTGGGTCAGCGCTGCCAGCCATGCTAGCAGTTGCTGTAGTGTTTGTAGCGATTGTTTTTTCTAACAATTCATTACTCATTTATTTTTCACCTATCCTTTTTCTTATTTAAATAATTCGTTCACGGAACCGAGGAAAGAACCGTTCCATTTAGATTTGTTTATTACTACCTCCTGAGACCCGCCAAGGTCTGAGGACTTCTTAAATGCAGTATCTGATTCTACTGCGTCAACACGCTTTTCAACGTTGTTGATTGTGCCCTTGATTTCTTCAACGGCTGCACTTAGTGCTACTGACTTTTCTGCTAACTCTGAAATTCTAGCATCTACATTCTTGCTAAACGCTTCAACAGTTCCCTTAATATCTAGGACCTGTGCTGCATTTGCCTCTGTTGCTTTTGCCAAAGTATCTGAGAAGAATCCCTTTAAGTCGCCTAACATTTTTGCAAAATCAGGTTCATCAACCATAACTTCTGATACGTCGGCTGCTTTTTCTAGAGATTCGGCAGGAGCGTCTTCTGTAACTGCAACTTCCGCAACAGCTTTTTCAACAACTGATGCTTCTGCAACAGCTGGTGTTTCTTCTACGGTAGTTTCAACTACTGTATTTTCTGTGTTTTCTGACACTTCATTACCTCCTTCTACGTTTGCCTGTTTTGCAATTGTTTGTATTTCAGGCAACGACAATCTTGACTTTTTATGTAAATCAAGAATCTTATCTATTTCTTTCGATTTGTTAACATCATTGGATTCCACCCATCCAATAAGTGTTGCTGGTTTACCAGTCACTGGTGAATTGTAAGATGACTCTGTAGACATGAATACCGAATCGCTATCCTCACAATAAAAAATATTTTCTGCAATTACTTCTGTAGCCATTCCTTTAAATATCAATTTACCATTAGACTTTTGAATTGAAAGTACATTGCATAACTCGTTTGCTGGAGAGTCTACAATTGATAGCTCAATAAGATCATAAGACTTTATAAATCTAACAGACTTTCCGTCTGACTTATTAACTTCATTGTCTGACTCTGTAATTTTTCCGCCTATTGAAAATCCAGTAAGTGTGCCATCAAGAACTTTTTCCCAAGTGTCTTGTGCTCCCTTTGATACGTATACGTCTACATAAATTCCACTATAAAAAGATTTTGATATTGGATCATAAAATGTTTCTGGTTTAAATGAAAGCATCTTTCCTACCGCAAGAGGCGTATGCATTTCACGTATGTTACCTCTAAAGCTTTCAAATGCTTTTAGGCTTGCTTCAGATGTTACAACATCTCCAGTTTGGTCAATATTATCTAGCGTAGCAAATCCAGAGACGGTTCTCTTTTCTCGGTTGACCTTTGTAAAAGGAACCGATAAATTTATACTATCACCATTGGAAGACCAATATGATTTTTCAATATTCATATGCTTAATTTTACTTACTTATATGTAAAAAGGCAAATAATGGTTGAGTAGGGTTAGTCGACTTGCCTTCCGTCGCCCTGAGTATTTCTTCCCTCTCCAGAAATATCTGGGGAATTTGCAGATCTTTCAGAATCCCTTGCCCGTGTTTTTCCTGCCTGAGCTCTGGTTTCTGCCTGTTGCTGTGGCTTTAATTCAATTACTTTATCTCCACCATCAATTGGAATCATTCCTTTTCTAATTCTAACCTCATTCGGTGTTAATACCTGCATTCTCAAATATCTTTCATCAATTTTAGACTGGGTATCTTCATCGGTTAATGTTAGCTCATTAAATTTAATTACAAGGGCATCGGTTTTTTCAGAGATAATTCTATTTATTTTCTTTTCTAAATTATCCTGGGCTGGCCTGCAAACCTGCTCTTTAAATGTTTTATCTGCATCACGGGCAACTGCTAAATTAACCCCTGCTGGTGTTCCTACTTTATTAATTGGAACTCTATGTGATAATAAAATTTCATCACGATTTGACTGCCTATAAATATTAAATGAAGATTCCTGTGACCCTGCTTCAATTGGTTCCATTTTAAATTCTGTTTTTGAATCAGGTGTATCTGCTGGAAGGGGAATATATAGAGATCTATGATTTTTACCTCTTAGTCCAACCTGGAAAAATTCAAGCAATTTTCTTTCTGATTCTGGTGAAAGTTTTGCTCCCTTTACGGTGATAATATATCTAGGGACTGCTTTATTTTCAAAATAATCTAAGTTGTATTTACCAGCAAATTCGTTTCCAGCCATTGCATTTTGTGCTGCAATAATATCTGGTATTCCGTAATAATTATTCATTGGAGTATATTTTTTTAAATGAATAATTTCATTTGGTCTTCCTTCTTGTGAGGAAATTGGGCTTGGGGTTTCTGTGTCTCCAAAGTTTCTAAAATATACTGCCTTGCCATAAAGCAGCTGAATAAATCCATCACGCAATCTTCTTACACGCATGGTCTTTGCTGGAATATGTCCAATGTATCCTATGTTTCCAGCCGATGTTCTTCCTATTTCAATAAAACCGTTTCCTGTGGCTTCTAAATCTACATAGGCTTTAATTAAAGTTTCTGTAAATGTTTCTTCTTCGTTTGTTGACTCTAGCCATTCGTCTAAAGCAAGTCTTAGTCTTTCTAGTTTATTTCTTGCTCTATCTAATTGCTTTGAATCTGTTATCGAGTCTAATGCTTCTTTAGTTCTACTTGTTTCAACAAAAGAATATCCAAGTCCGACAATGTTTGAAACCTTAGCATTAATTGCTGCATAATTGTATGGAGATATTTCGTAAATTTGTGAAAGATAATCTAGGTTATATGGCGGTTGTACAAGATCAAACATTGAGTATCCGCTAATGGCCTGTGCAAGAAGGTTTTGCTGAGTTGATGTTCCTTCTGTTCCAACAAATCTTTTTTCTAGAGTTCTAGAAATTTTTCTTTTAAATGCTGGGCTTAACCCATCAATCTTTTTTAATTCTTCTCCGTCAATACTAAAAGGATCATTATTTTTTTCAACTTTATTATTGAACATAAACCAATCGGCTGTGTTTGAGATCTGTATGTCTTGTGCTGAATCGTCGTCTAAAAATTCCATTATCTTTTTCTTCCTTTATTGGCAGAAGCCATTTCGTCTTTATAATTTCCTATGTCTAGTGGATCTGGTACTAGACCCCAATCTAATCTTTGTTTTTGGTGCTCAAATTCTTCGTCATCAATTTTTCTACGACCTGGAAGGAATAAGGGTCCGCCTTCGTTAATACCGTAAGATCTAACAGCTTT